GACGCTGTAATCAACGATCTGCGGTTCAGTCATTGCCTGTCCTTTTGTCGGTACTCCGACCCTAGAACATAGATCAAGCCTTAGGTGGGATTTCCCCAAACACCTTTAAGAATGCGGCTTTCACAAAGATCACCGAGTCGGCGGCCTGTGGAGTTATCTCCACGTGGAACCAATCGCCCCCAGGGCTTCCGTGAATTGTTGGCTTGCTGTATTTCTTCCAAGCCTGTCGGTCGCAACGCCACGCACGACCGTACGGTGCAGGGAAATAGTCGAGGATGCACTCAACGCCGAGCGTGTTTGCGTTGGCAACTACAACGTCAATAAACGACAACGCATTTAGACGTCCTGCATTTGGGTGTCTGTCTGATTTGCGATACGACAAGTCAACAGCTCTGCCCGTTGCGTGAACTGACAATGAGCCAGGGTTGCCGCGCATGTCGCGCACACCCCAAGACCCGTTATTCCAAACAGCGTTGTTTGATGCTGCGATTGCTTGCTTTATCCATTCGTTCATGCCGGCACGTGGGCCAGCGGATGCACCGTCGCTGTTGCCTGTGTATGGCCTTGCGTTGGGGTTAGCTTTGGCTGTTGCCACGGCCGAACTTCATGTCTTTAGGGTTGAAGTAACGCAATGCAGTTGGGCAGACCGCGCCAATTGCAGCTGCCAAAAGTGCTGATGGGTCTGTGTTGCCTGTTACTGCTAGCGCGACAACGGCGGCGAGCATCGAGCGACCGTATGAGGCGAGTAGGGCTTTGTCACTTGCTTTCATCTTCTGCTCCTTTGTCCTTTGGTTTAGATTTTAGTCCGTTGCTGGCCACTAAACCTGACAACGTGCCGGTCATAAAGACTGTCAGCGTGGACAATAGATCGATAAAAGCAGCGTCGTTTGGTGCTTGTTTTCCGATCGGCTGGGTGACGAACATGAGCGACCATACAAATCCAATGACTGTTATGGCAAAAACCACCGCCATTATTGCACCCACAAACACGATCAAGCGTGCGTGCAGGTCTTCAGGTTTGAGGCGGTTCTTCATAAATTAAATCTCGAGTGCACGTTCCAGATGGGTTGCACAATGGTGGTTGGCATTCTGGGTTTTCCCAATTAGCGGAATCTTGGCATGGGTACCGATAAGAACCGTCGTATCCACAGCTGGAGCATCCCCACATGACTACTGCAATTAGTAGCGCGTAGCCGATGAGGTAACGCCAACGCATTACGACGCTGGCGGTGCGTCTACTTGACGCTGAATAAACTCTTCATATTCTGCTGGGGTCATTGGACGAACAAGATCATCAACCTGAATGTGAACTTCGCTGTGTGGGTACATTGCAATTGCTTCTTCGTATGTCATGTGATGCCCTAACTATTGCTGTATCCGTAAACTCGAATAGTGCCACCCGTCAAAGTCCCAGTTGCTGGAGTCAATGTGAAAGCGGTGTAAGAGGTTGCGTCGTTTAAGTACCCGCCGCCCATTGACCAAAGTTCGTTTGTTGCGGATGAACTTGTGCGAAATTGTGCTGTTGTTCTTTTTGCTTCAAACGGGCTTTTTAGCGTAATTTCTCCATCCAACGAGTTGGCAGATCCTCGAGCAACGCGCAACCAGTTTGCCGCGCTATTTGATGCTTCGCCGTTTACCGTCGTTGAACTGTATTGCAGATAAATGTTGTTGTAAGCATAGTTTGCGGTTGTTGCACCCAAAATCATTGAGATGTTCACGTTTCCAGACGCGATACCACCGCTGATCGTTATTACATAATTTTCGTAAGTAGCGCTGAATGCGTCGGTGACCGTAACTGACCCTACTGTTGTGCCAATTGTTTGTGCTTTAACAAGCGTTAAACCTCCAGCGCTTGCAGCAAAACTGAGGTTTGCGTTAAGTGAACTGGCAGTCAAAACCTGTCCAGCGGTGTACGTGGTAAGTGGCATAGTGCTCCTATCCTAAAGCATTGGTTGTTGAGAGTGTGCCATATACGGCGTCATCCAAAATGAGTTCGTACACGATCGTGGTTGGGGCAGTTGAGTACAAGACCCTGTGGCCAGTCGAAAAATCCAAATAATGCTCAACACCTTCAACGGAAAGCTCTTGCGCCAATTGGGTTGTGCCTGCACCGCTAAGGAATGTCTTTTCAACGCTGATGGTGTCGCCAATGTCCACGGTTGCCAGGGTGTCTTTTTGGGCTGTGGTTAACATCAGGAACTTTGTTGCTACGGACGTGTAGCGCGCTTCGGGTTCTGGGTTGAGCAAGTATTCGGCTGCTTCTTGGATTTCGCTGGCGTCATGTAGCAGGCTGTTTGTGATGCTTGCCGTTTGGATAAAATAGGTGGCAATAGATGCTGGGTCTGTGGCGGTGTAGCTGTCACCGTCTAGGCCAGTCACGACCGATCTGTTGATTACCGAGTCAGCCTCAAAGCTGATGCCCACGCCGTCATATTTGAACTGTGTGCCGTCATCAGTAAATTGTGCAAGCGGTGCGCTCAACGTCGTGCCCAAACGCTCTTGGAATGTAAACACGCCAGCCCGTGACATAAACACACGCCCAAACTCGGCGGTTTCATTGATTTGCGTTATGTAGCCAAGCGCGCTAGTTCCTGCCGGCACGTTATACGCCGAATCGTGGCCAAGGTTGACGGTGCCTGTGGCAATGTCTCGAGCCATGACAGGGAAATCAACTTCTGGTAGGTCTAGGACGGTTTCTATGCGTTGACCTGATGTTTCTGATGATGGGTTGAGCGCGTCCAAATAGGTTTGGGCTAGCAAATAGAACTGGTCAGCGCAATACACCGTCACGGTGTCAAGACCACCAAGCGCGAAGTTGTAGTCATAGTTGACCACATAACCGCTAAACAATGATTCGGGAACATTAGTTGCGCTGTATCGAATCAGTCGCACTTCGCGCAATGGGGCAAGCCCTGGCTTTGCTTCTGCGGTGTCGTAGTACGGGCTGTTTTGGTCAAACGGGTTGAAAATGCCGTCCACGTCTTGAATGGTGAATGACATGGTGCCAGCGCTGAACTGATCGCCCACGTCACGGCGACCGCGGCGCACCGTAATAGTCGTGACCGAATCCATCACGTCGGCAAACTCGGTCGTGCCGTCAAGCACATATGTCGTGTTATCAAGTACGCCTTTTAGCGTGTCGTCAAGAACAAACGCGTCAACCTGAAATCCTGTGGCGATCTTTAGGTCATAGTTTCCCGAGTCAACGACAGCTGTGCCAGGCATTAGGCGACCTGTAGTTGCAACGGCCCAGCAGACCTCGAATATGCGCGCAACGCGTTAACAACGCTTTCACCGATCTCGGCGCTTGTAGCGAGTCCGCCTGTGACGTTGATAGTGATTCCGCCACCGTTCTGTAAGCGATCTAATGGCACTACTGCTTCTGGGCCTGCCTCACCAATCAAAGCAAGAGTAGGGGAGCTGACAATTCCGCCTTCTGCCATGCGCGGTAAGTTCATGCGTGATGCGGCTTGTGTTGCCGAGTTCCCACCAATGCTTGGCAAGTTGACGTGTGCAATCGTGTTGATGTCTGGCGCAATAGGAATGGCGTTGTAAGCGCGAATAATGCCGTTAACCATCATGATCGCACCGTTGACCACAGACTCGAATGCTCCAAGAATGCCGTTGATAATTGCATTAACGCCAGTCTTGAACCAGTCAAACTTGTTGTAAGCAACGACGAGCGCGGCGACCAGTAGCGCGACACCTGCAGCGATCAGGCTGAATGGGTTAAGTGCCATAGCGATGTTTGTGGCCACGATCGCAGCGGCGACCAAACCAATTGCGGCAGCGATAGCCAAAAATGCTTTGGGGTTATCTTGCGCCCATGCAGCAAACTGGTTAAGCACAGGTAGCACAGCTTCGAGCACGGGCAACAAGGCAGCGCCGATTGACTCTTTAGTTTCGCCAATGGAGTTCTTAAGAATTGCCATTTTGCCGGCAGCGGTTTCGGCATTCTTTGCTGTAGCACCGCCAAAGGTTCCGCCTAGCACGTCCATGACTTCATTGAGGCTGGCGCCTTCTTTGATCATGGTTGACATCTCTGGGCTCAATGATCGAAGCGCCTTAAAGTTGCCTTGATAGGCCTTAGCAAGCGCGTCAGCGACGCTGGCAGAATCCATGCCTGTTGCGGTGCTGATATCCATAACGAGGTTCATGTCGTTCATGGCAATGCCAACATCTTTGGTACCGCGCACAAGGGCTTCTAAAGCCTTGCGGTAATCGGTGTCAGCAACGCCAGATGCTCGAGACATTGCGCTGATCTGCTTTTCTACCTGTGCGGTTTGTGCAGCGCCAGCGCCAGTCACATTTTGCAAAGTAAGTGCTAAGGCCGCCTGCTCCTGTTGATCTTCCATCGCAGCCTTGGTCGCGTCACCAAGCGCAATAGCCAAACCGCCAAGCGCCGCAGCTGCCGGCACCGCCGCTTTCTTGATAGCAAATTGTGCTTTTTCCGACGTTGTTTCCAGTTGCTTAAACTGGGCAATTGCCTTTTTAATGCCTTTGCCGTCAAACTCGGAAACGATCGGTAATACAACAGCCATTACATCAGCTCCCGTGAAGTCTTATCCATGACGCGCTTGACTAGGTCGGTCATTCGTGCGTTGACGTCGTCCTTGTTGCGCTCCCATGCTTTCCACATTACTCGCGAAGGTGCGCCAAACTTGGCGTTAAGACGAGAGCCCATAATGCCGCTGTCCAAGAAGTCAAACAAAGAAGCGTCTGGGTTTTCCCATCTGACAACAAAAGTTGCCAGGTTGACGTTTTGCCCTGCGTATTCTTTGACCTTTTTTGTGTTTATTTTTGCAATGATCTTTTGATCAAATTGACCCCAAGGCAACAATTCGGCACCCGATCTAACCGTCCATTTGCGTTTCCAACCGCTCAAAGGTTCTTTCAATGGAATGGCCTGGTAAGCGTCGTCAACAACATTCTGCACAATGCCTTTGTAATCACGGGTAATTTCACGACGCAAAGATTTGTCAATCTTGTTAAGCGTCTTCAAGGCGTCTTTAATACCAGCAACTTCAATGTTTGCCTCGACTGCCATGATTACCTTCTTTTCTTGTTTGCCTCGTTAAGCACTTTAATGACCGTTGTCAAGTCCCGTGAGTCAAACACAATGTCGCTAGGCCACCAACCGACCGCGACCAACACTTCTGCTAGTTGGCGGCGGTAGGTGCCGCGTCCGTAGGGTTTGGGTCAGTTTCGTCCAGTACCGGCAGAATGTCGATGTCAGGGTTTTTGCTAATCCAATCGCGCCAGTTGTCACCAACTTGCTCGCCTTTGATCTTTAAGATCGTGTGCATCCAACAGGCATAATCGGAATACAGCGGTGATGCTGAAAGCTGTTGAATGTTGCGACGTTCAGATCGTTCCCATTCAGTAACCACAAAAAGGTTTGTGTAGTAATACTCGGGTGCGCTGTCGGCCGTGCGCTTTAACTGCAATTTGATTTTCATGTGTCTCCTATGTCGGCTTGGAGCCGTTGATTATGGTG